CCAGATTAGGTTGTATGCTCTGAGTGGTAGTTGGTTTGTGGTGGTTGTGCCGCCGGCGGCTAGTTGTCCGACGGTCGGTATGCCCATGTAGTCTTGGAGTGAACCTACGGTGTAGCCCAGTACTGGGCTTACGGCCACCGGTGTGATGTATGAGATCGTGTCTGCTGGGTTGTCTTGCTCGCCCATGAAGCGTTTCCAGTTGTTCCAGACCAGGCGGTTTGGAACGAAGAAGAAGAACGACTCCATGTGCAGGTTGTCCATCACCGGGAATAGCGGAGTCGCCAGTCTGGCGAACGCGGTCATGGTTACTTTGAATGTGTCGCCGGGGAGGATCTCCTCGACGTAGACTGGAATTAGATATCCGGCGTCAAATGTGGTCTTATAGCCGGAGTTGATCTTAAATGCGGAGCGGGGAATTTCTGCCCGCGGGATCATCGAGAAGCGGTGAACGTCAACCGACTTGTTGCGAAACATAATTTTTTCTCCATGCTAGTGGATTTGAAGTTCTTGAACCAGGCCACCGTCCCCCGACTATGGCCTGGTCCTATCTTGTTAGTCACTCCTGAGTTTTGTTTTTCCCTCCGTCTGTTCTGAACGACCGGCGTAATTCTTCGATTGTTGCGCCCGGTGTCTCATCTAGTGAGCTACCGTTAGTGATTACCAGCTCTGCGAGGTTACATATTTTCTTCGGCGCGTGCGAGTGGATTTCTCCTTTTTCTTCTTCCCAATGTCCGATGTGCATTAGGTCGTAGTCTTTCGCGTGTCGCGCCAGGAGGTTGTTGCCGTTGTCTTGTTGCATTTCGTCTTGGAGGTTGCGGAACGCAACCCCTATTTGTGGGACGATGAACGGCGGGTTGTACAGTTCTGCTTTGTTGTCGTATAGCGAGAGCAGGATTTTCATAGTGGCCTCTTGTAGTATCTTACTTTTGCTTTTGTGACTGTCTCTTTGACCAGTAGTCTTGTCTCTGTGTTGTCTTGCCAGTTTGTGTCTGCTGCTGTATTTCTATCGTCTTTTATTTGTTCGTATGCTATTCGGTTTTGTCGTTTGAGTAATTTGTCGTAATAGCGAGGTGGTTTTTGTTGTTTGCCTTTTATGATTATTCTGTCGTGTGGGAACACGCTGCTCGTATATTTTTCGTACCATTGAGCTCCTATGCCTGGTTTTAGGCTCATGTGTGTGAACTCTGGTGTGAGGTGGATTACCTCACCTGTTTGTTCGTCTATGCGGCTGTAATATATGTCCGCTAGGTCTCCGGTTATTTTTTTCATAATGTATCTTGCCATGTATCCTGCTGAGTGGTTGGTTAGTTCTCCTATTTCTGATTGGCCGTGAGGCCACAGTTTTTCGAGTGTTTTGCTGCGCCATACTTGGTGCTTTCTTCTTTTTGTCCACGGTTTTCTGTCTTCGCAGAAGTCTTCGTTGAAGATCGCCGCGTGGTAATGCGGTCGTTGTAGTTGTTCTCCGTATTCTCCGCACATGTAGAAGCGGATTTTTTTTGGTTCGAAGTGTTTGCGCAGCCTCTTCATGAAGAGTTGATAGTCGCTGTATTGGAGTGATCCGTTTTGCGGTATATTTGCCTCGTCGTAAGTGAGTGTTATGAACGCATTGTTTCGCGACGATGCGGCCTCGTGCATGATTCTGGCTGCCCATTGGCGGCTCCTTTCGAGTCGGCATCCCACACACTGCCCGCAGGGCAGTTTCAGGGTGCCGACGATTTTTCCCCTTTCCAGCATCACCACGTCGCCGAGCTCATTGCGGTATGCAGGCATCGGGTGGTAGCAAGGCATTTACAGCCGCCAGCCTCCGCGCCCAGGTGCGCGGACCATGTTTGCTGCTTTAGTTCTGCCCATATTTCTACGAAATTTGTGCGCTGAACGATGCTTATTTACGTTATGTCGTTTCATATTTTCCTCTTTGCTTTCATTGACTTACGTTTTGAGCGTTAGCTCTCGGCACTATTCGATTACTTGTTCTTAATAGTGCCAGGTGACGCCTCTTCACCTTGTTGCGTCGCAACAGGTGGCGTCTCCTCTCTTTTGGGCTCCTTCAGGAGTCCCATTTTCTCCATTTCCTCTCGGTTGTTCTCGTCACTGCAGAAGTCCACGAAGGCACCAGGGTCATTGTCGAATCGCTTTCTAACGTCTGCTGGCAGCGACATGAATGCTTCGTCGGCTGCGTCGATCGCGTTGAGTGCTTCTTGGTAGTCGTTGATGCCGGTAAAGTCTCCGTACTGCGGGATTCGCACGTTTGCGGGCAGTTGGCCGGTGAGTCCGAATCGTCGGACGATTTCATTGATGTCGACCTCCTCTTTTGCTGATTGGTCGGCTAGTGACGGGTCTTTGCATTCCAGGCCCGTCTCGTCTGAGACCTTGTCTTTGTCGTAGTTGTATGCTGTTCGAATGAACACGGCGAATTCGCTTTGCACGAATCGGCCTGGTTCGTATGGTTCTTCCGGCGGTAGTAGTATCGTCTCGCCTGGTGGGACTTGTGGTTTTTCAGTGCCGCCTTTGCTTGCCATGAGTAGCTCCTGGAATTCTGTTAGTACGCTTGGATGTACTGGTGTTGTTGGACCGTCGTAGGTCATTGCCCTCGGCCTCCCATGAGTCTGTTGAACAGGTATAGCTTTCCGGCGGTGCCTGCCGCGCTTGATGCGTCGTGTATGTACGGTCTTACGTTTTTTCCGTACCACGTTAGGTCGGACTTCATTTTGTTTTGTGCGCCGGGCACTTGTGATTTCAGGATTTCTGATTCGCTTTCCGCGCTGCTGACGATGCTTGCCATTGTTTGTTTAATTACGTTGATGCGTTGTTTTATTTCTTGTGCCTCTAAGTTTGTTTTTGCCAGTTGCAGTTCGTGTTGGGCGATGCCGAACTCTGCGTTTAGGTTCGCTAGTTTTGCTTGTGCGGTTTTTTCCGAAGATATTGCTTCGGGGTATCGGCTGTCGGTTTGTTTTTCCAGTTGTTCCGCTGTTGCGTTGCTGACTCTTGTTTCAGCCGCTGCCTTGATTGCGTTTTGTGTGGCGAGCTGGGTGTTTGCCTCGGTGTTTTTCAGCTCTACTGCGCGCCCGGCTGCTTGTGCTGCGTTGGATACGCCTGCTCCGAGTGGTTCCATTGTGTTTTCTGCGTGGCTCATTGCTCCTGTTGGTGTGGTCGCGCCTCCGCGCGAGTAGGCGAGCATTGGATTGAGTCCAGCGGCTTGCATATCTTTTACGCCGCGTTGGTAGCTGGTGTTGCTCATTTCTCGTTGGAAGTCTATTTGTGATTGCGCGCTGGCTGCGTTTGTCGCGTTAGCGTCTTCTTGTCCTTGGGATGCGATATAGCCTCCGGCTAGGCTTCCTGCTGCTATGATTCCTGCTGCGATAACGGGCATCGTTCTCTCCTGATGAGGATCATGGTGTCGCACAGGTCTGCGAGTTTTTGCAGGTCGATTTCGTTGTGTAAGTTACCGGGGTGGAATGCCATGGCACATATGCTGCCAAAATATATATCCCATGCTATTGACTCGCTCATGGTTTTTTCTACGGTTTGCGGTTTTGTTGCGGCTGTCATGATCAGGTTCCATTGTTGTAATAGTAGTCGGCCTATTTGTTCCATAGCTCTACTCTTAGAAATGGTCTATTAGTCCGGGTACTGAGTACGCAGGTAGCGGCCTTGTGGCGATGCAGTTGAATACAGAGTCGAAGAGGAATTGCTGCCCGTTCGCGGCAGCTCCGACGGCGGTGATCCGCGACACAGGCGGTGTGTCTTGTATGAACGTTGAGTTGAGCGTCGGCGTAGCGGTGAATTTTTGTGCGAGATGCCATGCGTCTAGGGTCCCTGTTGCGGTTGATCTCATCAGGCTGGTGATTAGTGATGGTGAATACCTTAGTTCTGCCCAGCGTTCTTGGTATCCGAATACGGTGTCGTCTGCGACTGTTCCGAGTGTGTAGATTTCTCGGTTGAGTACGGCTTGTTCGCCGAGCATGGCGAACGCCGGGAAGGAGTAGTCGTATCGTGTGGAGCGGCTCCACATTTTGCGCAGCCCTTGTTGGTACGACAGGTCGGCTCTTATGCTCACCAGGCCGATGACGAAGCCGTGTTCGGTGAAGCTCTGGTTGAATCCATGTCCGTGACTGACCATCGTGCCGGTGGCGCCCAGGCTGCCCAGGGGCGTCGTGGTGCCCGTGGCGCCGGTTCCTTGTGTCTGGGGTACTGATTGCACCGTGATCGGCGTAGAGCCGCCTCCTAGGTACTCTGGGCGTTGCAGTCTGGCGTCCGGTGAGGTGACTCCGAAGTGTGATCGCAGGATTTCGGTGTATCGGGTGCCGCCTCGGGCGTCTCTTTCTAGCAACTTTTGGACTTGGAAGCTTTGCCGGAGCTGGTTGATGGTTGCCGCTGTGGCCGTGCTCAGGTCTGCGTAGAGGTTGCTCGGGTATAGGCTCACGGTTGAGCCAGGGTTGGCCGTGGTTGAGTTAACCAGTTGTCCTATGGTGGTTGCGCCCAGGTATGAGT